GAAGCACCCACTCCTACCGCCACACGCCTTGGTCAAGAAACGCTTTAAAGACACCACCGCCAACGAACTTACTAAGACCATCATTTGGGATATGTACCACGTTCGTGGAGGTGTTGCCTACCGAATCAACAACGGTGCTACCTACGACCAAAAAAAGAAGGTCTTCCGCAAGGGAGTGCAACGCAAGGGTGTTCCTGACATCATAGGAATCATTGACGGGAGGTTCTACGGCATAGAAGTTAAGATTGGTAAAGACCGACAAAGTGCCGACCAAAAGGAGATAGAGAAGGAGATACAAGACGCTGGTGGCGTGTACTTCATCGCCAAATCTTACGATGACTACCTAACCAAGATCAATGAATAGCTCACTTACCAATGGTGCAATATCAGAGCTGATGTGCGCCTCAATGCTTTTAGACCACGGCTGGGCAGTAGCCTTCCCCTTCACCCATCAGAACCCTTGGGATCTTATCATCTACAAGGAGGGGAAAAGCCGCACGGTGCAAGTAAAAGGTGCCGAGTTTGCCGAGAACACCTTCACGGTGATAAAGGCGAAATGGGAAAACTACAATGCCGTGGACTACATCATCCTACACGATAGGATACAGCAGAATTGGTACATATTCACCAAGGGCGAGCTCGATGGCCGCAGAACAATCACACTGAACCCAGCAATGCTACAGCAGCAACTGAACAACTGGAAGCGAATTAAATGAACACAACAACAATAGCAACAAAATACATTGCCCACGGCTTCTCCCCTATCCCACTTATTGATGGGGAAAAGCGGCCAAGCATCCGCAACTGGCAGCAATATAGTGAGGAGCCTATGGGCCTTGAGGAAGCCAAGCAGCTCTTCCAAAATACCAACAGCATCGGCCTTGTGATGGGCTTTGACGGGATCCAATGCCTTGATATCGATGCCAAGCACTTTAGAGGTGAGGAGTACGAGACCTTCTGCCAACGCTTGGAGGAGGAAGCCCCTGGCCTCAAAGACAAGATGATAATACAAACCACCCGCAGTGGTGGCTTCCATTGGATATTTAAGTGCGATGAGATTGCTGGAAACCAAAAGCTCGCACGCAACATTGATGGTGAGGTAACCTTTGAAACGAGAGGTAAGGGCGGTCAAATCGTTACCTACCCCAGCAAAGGATATAAGATACTCGGAAAGATAACCAACGTGCAGCGAATCAGCCCCGCAGAGCGTGATGTTATCTTCCGAGTTGCTCGCACAATGGACGAGATGCAAAAAGAAGTGGTGGTCGAGAGCAAGCGCATCGGAGATATGCAAACGCAAGACCACACCCCGTGGGGTGAGTTCAGAGCAACGCACAGCGCCCTCGATATACTACAGCGCTATGGATGGACTATAGTAGGTGAGAGCAGCAAGTACATCTACCTCTTGCGCCCTGGATCAACGGACAGCAAAACAAGTGGCGTGATATTCAAGGACACCGAGCTCTTTTGGCCGTGGACTACAAGCAGTGCCTTTGAGGCGGAGATGCCCTACGATGGCTTCCAATGCTACACCTTGCTTGAGCACGGAGGAGACTTTGACCGCAGCATCGCAGATATAAGAACACAAGGGTACGGCAAGCGCTATGAGATGACGGCACCCGCAGACTTTAACATAGATTTAGATGATGAAGAGGTACAAGAGGAAATGGGCCAGTTATTGGCAAAGCTACGGGTGGACTCTACTATTGAAGTATCCCAACCTCCCAAGGCCCTTGAGATGGTTTTTGGTCAAAATAGTTATATCATTGGCACACTCGGAAACTTCTCCCTCATCCAAGGTAAGGCAAAGAGCCGCAAGAGCTTCTTCCTCTCTGCACTTACTGCTGCCGCATCCACCGACCAACTGGTATGTGAGCACCTCCGAGGGTATGTCTTCCCCCGCAAGGTTATATACGTTGACACCGAGCAAGGAGACTTCCACGTTGCCAAGGCAAAGAAGAGGATCCACGAAATGGCTTACCTACAAGGCAATGTCAACTACGAGCACTTCGACTACTACCCACTGCGGAGCTTGGACACAAACGCTCTGCGCCTTGCCGCTGTAGAGTACCTCTTCCGCACGGTGGATAATATCGGATATATGGTCATTGATGGTATCGCTGATGTTGCCTCTAAAGGGGTAAACGATGAGGAGGAGGCCACAGCAATAGCCTCCAAGCTCCTTAAATGGACGGCAGACTACAGCTGCCACATCACCGTGGTATTGCACGAGAACAAGCACGATAGGAACGCAAAGGGCCACCTTGGTGCCTACTTGGTGCAGAAGGCAGAGAGCACCTTCAGTGCGAAGAAGAGCGAGAACAATAGAGATGTTACCGAGATAACACCTGAATATACCCGTAACATTGAGCCCCCAGCAATAGAAATGACCATTGGAGGCTTTGATTTGGTAGAATTTTCCGAAATTGAAACGGACGAGTTCTACAACCGAACAAGGGTATGGACGGAAGAAGACCAGCATCGCATCGCTGCAAAGATCATTGGTAAGAGCAAAGGCGATGCCGCAGCCTTCATCAGAGATACGGAGGAGTGCAAGAAGAAGGATGCCGATAAGGTACTGGCACTGATGGAAGATGGTGGCGTTATACATTGGGAGGGCAAGCGCCCCAAGATTGTAGCGTTAGGAAATAAAGAAAATGAAGATTTAGAATTGTGAAAAAAGTAAACACTTTATCAGGAGGTAAGACCTCCTCATATATAGCAGCAAACTACCCCGCAGACTACGATGTGTTTGCTTTGGTACGCATAGAGGATAATAACTGCCGCTTCCCTGATGAGAAGATTAGAAAAGAGGTAGAGGATAGAATCCAAGCACCATTCATTGGTACGGCAGAGGATGATACTATCATCTACACTATGCTTGACCTGGAGCAATACATCGGTAGACCTATCACTTGGGTTACGGGTAAGACCTTTGATAAAGTACTTGATTCTGCGGGTACGCTTCCCGATCCATTAAGAAGGTATTGCACGACACAAATGAAGATGGAGCCAATGTTTGAATGGTGGAGAAAGACAATAAATGAGCCGAGTGAATTTAGAATTGGTTTTAGAGCAAACGAGATGTCAAGAGCAAAACGCACATCATCAAAGACGAATGAAAATGGCTTTTTAGAAATGAAGGCAGTCGTTGGTAAGCGAGGTTCTTTAAATAAATGGGGAATGGTTGAGTGGCAAAAACCAGTATTTCCATTGATTGATGATGGTATATATAAAGACCAAGTTGAAATATACTGGAAAGACAAACCAGTACGCTTTGCCTGGATGAATAATTGCGTTGGATGCTTCCACAAGAACCCCTTGTTGATACGAAAGATGTATGACAAGCACCCCAACAAGATTGAGTGGTTTGCCTCTAAAGAAAAGATAAAGCACCCAAACGATGTTTGGTACAAAGAGAAGAAGTTGAGTTTTAGTGATATCATTGAATGGAACCCTCAATTTGAACTCTTCGATGATGATTTTAATGAATGCGACAGCGGTTACTGCGGATTATGATAGACCTTAAGACAAGAAACAAGATAGCACAGCTCATCGTAGATATGGAAGTAAGCGAGAGCAAGCCCGTGCGCAAGCAAGAGATGGTTCCCTTAATAGAAGAGGTAAACAACACCCCACTAATAGGCCACGCTGTGAGGCTGGTAAGGAACAAGGAAGGAATAGTTACCCACATTAAGAAGTATCGTAGAACAGCCATAGAGAAGAGAATCGATGAAAAGAAAATGTAGTCAGTGCGGAAAGTATAAGCCCAAGGACGGCTTCGCAAAGCTCGACCACGGCAAAGATGGTCTACGCTCGCAGTGCAAAGATTGTGACCGCAAGTACCGCAACAAGCGTAAGCGCCTCCCTATGCCCAAAGAAGGTGATGAGTACCGCATCGATGAGACTACCGTGCGCAACTACTTCTACCTACACTTTGGCTTCACCGATAGGAGATACAACCATAGCGAGGGCTATGAGATGAGCAAGTACGAGATACCATTATTAATAATAAACAACAACAAATAGATTATGAGGATTCCTGACAGCTACCTGGATCAAGGCAATCCGTGGACGGAAGACCACGAGATTTGCGTACAATGTGGTGACACCACATACGAGCCCATTTGGATTGATAACGAGCCCCACTGCGAGAGCTGTGAGCACTACAATATCACCGAGTGATGGCATTGGAGATTAATCAACTTGACCTCTTCAGCGGCATTGGTGGCTTCCACCTTGGCTTTGAGCGTGCGGGGTACAAGGTTAAAAGCTACTTCTCGGAGGTAGATAAGCACGCCATAGCAGTATACAAACAACAATTTAAAGACAGCACCTATGTCGGTTCAGTTACTGATGTTCGAGGAGCAGAGCTCCCAAGCATCGACCTTATCACTTTTGGATCTCCTTGCCAAGACTTTAGCCTCGCTGGAAAGCGTAAAGGGATGGGAGGAGAGCGGTCAAGCCTTATTCTTGAAGCAATACGGCTTATCAATGAATGCAGACCAAGAGCTTTTGTGTGGGAAAATGTTAAAGGAACATTCTCCTCAAACGATGGCAGAGATTTTGCGGCCATCCTCCAAGCCTTTGCCAACATTGGGGGCTATCGACTCGAATGGCAACTGCTTAATACATCGTGGTTTCTACCCCAAAATAGAGAGCGGATTTACCTTGTCGGATATTCTACAGCACCCAGCGGAGATTGGAGAGGAGTTTTTCCTATCGGAGAGTCAAGTAGAGAGCCTCACCAGCGGCCCGCAGAAGTCGCATCTGCACTACAGCATCCTGGACACAGCGGAGGGAACTATAGAGGAATGAATATGGTAGCCGAACCATTAAAGATAAAGACTGCCAATAGTAAAGGATATCAAGAGGCAGTTGATGGTGATGCAGTTCGGTTGTACCAACCCAATAGTGAAACACAAAGAGGAAGAGTAGGCAAAGGTGTGGCACACACATTAGAGACTACTGGGCAGCAAGGTGTGGTTCAGCCTAAGATCATTGGCTACACCCGTGATGCTGAAGGTAAGGTTACTGACCGACACCTTAAGGATTACGCTGGTACTATACACACCGCAAGTGGTCAAGGTGGCAATACCGACCAATATGTACAGCAATACCGCATCCGTAGACTAACTCCTATAGAGTGCGAACGATTACAAGGCTTCCCTGACAATCATACCGAGTACGGCAACTATGATGGTGAGGTAAAGAAGGTGAGCAACACGCAACGCTACAAGCAATGTGGCAATGCAGTCACCGTTGATGTAGTTAAGGCAGTAGCAGAGCAATTAAAACCTATTTACAATGCCTAACTCCCCAAAAAGAAAACAACGCCCCTGGCTGCAAGGCAGTCAGCAGAACAGCAAGGAGCGCTTGGTACGCAACAAGTTCTACCAAACAACATCGTGGCGTAAGCTGCGCGATATGTTCATTAAAGAGCATCCACTATGTGTGGAGTGCAATGGCGTAGGTCAAGTGGTGGATCACATCACACCCATACGCCTTGGTGGTGAGGAGTTGAGCTGGGATAACTTGCAGACAATGTGCCATCGCTGCCACAACATTAAAAGCGGAAAGGAGGCACACCTATGAACGAGGCGCAACTATTCGACTACATCAAGGTCAAGTACCTCGATGATTTACAGCACACGGGTACCTACTGCCCCTTTGATGGGTTCAGTATTAAATATCAA